GTGTTACCAGCTTAACAAATTCAACTTCATTGCCCAGTGGACTAACTGCCGGTTCTGGAATTTCTGTAAGTGCTGCCACTGGCGGAGTTTTAATTACCAACACAGGTGTGTTAGAAGTCCAACAAGGATTCGGTATCACAGTATCAACAGACCTTACTACGGGTATTGCTACAATTTCAAACTCTGCTCCGGCACAGGTTACATTTAGAAACTATGTGATCAACGGAGATACACTAAACCCGATCGTAGCTGATAGCACATCGGATACACTGTATATCAACACAGGTTACGGATTGATCACTACCAAAGATGTGGCCACAGACACGTTCAGCGTAGCATTTAACCAACGTGTAGATATAATTGGTTCTGTATTTGCTGACGATAGCTCGGTGTTAGTAGATAGCGTTAACAGCTACATTTACGGCAACGTTTCAGCGACTACACTAAGAACCGCAGAGACTAGAATAACATTAGGAGGCGGAGCCGGTCAAATATCTCAAGGACTAACTGCGGTTGCTATTGGAGACAATGCAGGTAATGATAGTCAAGGATCGGCTGGTGTAGCTATTGGTTATTACGCCGGTAAGGTCACGCAAGGATCGGGAGCAGTTGGTATTGGTTATACCGCAGCTCAAATCACCCAAGGAACATCAGCAATCGCAATTGGTTGGAGTGCAGGTCAAACTAACCAAGGAGCATATTCTATCGCGTTAGGCTACAGGGCAGGATTTACTAATCAAGACGCAGGTTCTATTATTTTAAATGCCAGCGGATCAGCATTGAACTCGACTGGTGCTGGTTTTTATGTTAGTCCAATTCGTTCAACTGCCAACGGCAGACCTTTAATGTATGATACATCTACTAACGAATTATTTTCGAGTAACGTATTAGAATTTGTAGGCAGTAAAATTTCTACCAGCGACTCTAGTGCAATCAAATTTGACAGTGCTGTAAATTTTGAAACAGATATCACTGCAGAATCTAATATTGTTTTAAAAGATGGATTATATGCCAAGGACGGAACAACATTATTAATCGACGGAGCGGCAGGAAAATTAGTAGGAGACCTCAACGGCAATATCACAAAAACAACTACATTAACTATCACAGCACCAGATATACATATCGTTGGAACGATGTATGGTGATGTTCAGGATGTAAGTAGTTTAGATGCCAGTGTAGATTTAAGCGGCACTGGAGTTATTACAGGAAATATAATCTATGCTAATCCGTTATCTGCACAGGATCTTATATTTCCCAGTGCTGCGACTGTTCCGGGTAGAAGATTTGTGATCAGTAATGGCAATGGAGTATCGACGATAACCGTAAAAGATTCATTAGCTGCAACTATTACTACTGTGGGTCCTAATACAGCTAAAGAAATACTCAGCGATAGTTTTAGCTGGGTTGTATTATAATCGGAGCGGATAGATGGCTAAACAATCAATAAACATAGGCGCAACAGCAAACGATAGAACAGGTGATAGCCTTAGAGCCGCTTTCAACAAAGTTAATGCTAATTTTACAGAGTTATATGCAAGACCGGTTCCTTCGACAAGTCAAGGCGCATTAGGTGACGTTAAAGGGATGGTAGCTGTAGACTACAACTATTTGTATATCTGTGTAGCAGATTATGACGACAGCACAGTTATTTGGAAGCGTATTCCTTGGCCGGATGATACCTGGTAAATATTAAAGAGAGCGTAAATTATGGCTATACAGACAATCAACATAGGTAATCAAGTAAACGATGGTTTAGGTGATGACCTACGCACGGCATTTGAAAAAGTTAATGCTAATTTCTCAGAGTTAGTATCTAATGTTTTTACCACCGCTTCTAATATAGGCGACACAGGCACAGGACTGTTTAAGCAGAAAGTGGGTGCCGATCTACAGTTTAAGAAATTAGTATCAGGAACTAAGATCTTAATTGACGATGCTCCGAATTCAGTTATCATCAATAACACAGCACCCGATGCATTTACCAGGATTGATACTAACGCTGGAACAGTAAGTGCAGGAACGTTCCAACAGATCACTATACAAGGCGGTGACGATATAGATGTTACAGCACTAGGATCTGTGATCACAGTTAGCAATGTTATTCCTGTAACTAATATTTTAACTACCTATGACTTCGGTCCTATAACAGGAGCATTTACAAATTCATCTCAACTAGCACTGGCTTTTTCAAATGTTGATTTTGGAACAGTTACTACACCATCTACAGTCAATCTTGATTGCGGTAGTATCGTTTAAGGAGCAGGCTAGATGGCTATTACTTGGCTAACACCAGCAGGAAGCCTAGGAACAATCACCGAACGTGTGATTCAAAACATCACGATCTCAGCAACAACGAACACATCAAATCCTGTTACATATTCAGTGATATCTGGTTCTTTGCCTAGAGGCTTGAGACTCAGCGGAAATAAAATCGTTGGTTCTCCTGTCGAAGTTAGAAAATACACCGAAAGTAGATTCGTTATCCGTGCATCGGATTCGGTAGACATAGAAGATCGAACATTTAGTATCTCTGTCGATGGGTCCGATATTCCTCAATGGATAACCAGAGAAGGATTTTTAAATGTTGGTTTCGGAGATGCATATTTTGTTTTAGACAATAGTTATGTTAACTTTGCTCTAGATGTTTACGATCCAGATTTAAATGCTGGAGAAGTTTTAAAATTTTATCTCACTCCCACAGGAGGAGAATTACCTCCAGGTCTTAGCATCAGCGAAGATGGTGTGATTTCTGGATACACTGATCCTATATTTGCTGTTGAATACAGCAATACCTATAACGGAGCCTACGACACTGGAGCATTTGACATAGCTCCTTTAGATATCGTGGAGGCTAGATCCAACGGCTTTGACAGTTATTTCTATGACACGCAAACGTTCGACTATTCCGAAGGCAGCAGAGGTCCAAGACGATTAAGCAGGATCTACACTTTTGCTGTGTCAGTGACTGACGGTATCAATACTGTAAACAGGATTTTTAAAATCTATGTGGTCACTGAAGAATTCCTACAAGCTGACAACAGTATATTACAAGTTGACACAAACCTATTCCAAGCAGATGCTTCAGCGAATAGGATTCCGCTATGGATCACCGAAAGCGACCTTGGTAGATATAGGGCTAACAATTACCTAACAATTTATCTTGATGTATACGATCCTCCTAGTTTATCAGGAACGATTACCTACATCAAACTTCCAACAAATCCAGATAATACCGTCAGCGAGTTTCCTCCCGGACTTGAACTAGATTCAGTCACTGGTGAGATCGCGGGAAGAGTTCCTTATCAGGCAAGGATTTCAGAAAGTTATAAGTTTACCATGTTAGCAGTAAACTTCCCTGCACAATTAGCCAACGTTGAATACGTTTGGAGAAGCGGTTGGGATTCTACTTCTAACTTTTTTGTCAACGATGCGATCAGCTATCTGAATGAAATCTATATCTGTATAGTAGCTAACCGAAATAAAATACCAGATGAAAATCCAGAATATTGGACTAAAGGAACTACCAGCGCAGCTAAAACTTTCACAGTAGAAATCATAGGTGAGATTGAAAGCGCGATCAATTGGATAACTCCTAGCGATCGAGGAACAATTAAACCTAACCAACCTAGCACACTGTATGTAGAAGCAGAAAGTTTACTCTATGGCGGAAAGGTTGTCTACGAATTTGCGTCTGGAAAATTACCCCCGGGGTTAGAATTATTGCCAACAGGATTGATAGAAGGCAAAGTAAAACAGTTTGCAGATTCTTCAGGTCTTGGCCTAACAAGATTCTTTGATCATGATTCGAGTTTAATAGATTCAACCGGATCTAGATCGTTCAATACTTCATTCGACGGTGCTACTACTTCCTTTGACAAAGTTTATACATTTACTGTAAAAGCCAGAGACTCTGCTAATTTCGCAGAATCATTAAAAACTTTTACAATTACCGTAATAGCCGACAACACAAAAACGTATGCTAATCTATATGTTAAATCTTTACAGAACAAAGATAAAAGACTGAAATGGTATGATTTTATCACAGACGTAACTATTTTCACTCCAGACGACATCTATCGTTATGGTGACGGAAATTATGGAATACAAACCGACCTAAAGATGCTGGTATTTGCCGGCATCGAAAGCACCGAAGCTGTAACATATGTTCAGGCTATGAGTAGGAATCATTATCGTAAAAGATTGTTATTCGGAGATGTTATTTCTGCCAAGGCTAAAGATCCAGCAACACAGGAAACTGTATACGAAGTGATATATGTTGAAATCATTGATCCGTATGAAAAGAATGGTGCTAGTATCGCCGACACGGTTGAATTATCAAACAGCATAAACAGCAGGGTTTTGATCAGCTATGATGCTATAAAAGTCAGCAGCGATATACCTTTAGTCAGTGACCGAGACCATCAACGCATATTTCCTAACAGCATCAAAAACATGAGAAAACGAATACGTGGTGTAGGAGACCGAGATAGAGAATTTTTACCTCTTTGGATGAGGAGTATACAAGATACTGCTACATCTGAAAAAGGATTTGTCAAAGCATTGACGCTATGTTATGCTAAACCAGGAAGATCTGATGCTATTGTAGCCAGGATTAAAGCTTCTGGATTCGATTTCAAAACTATCGATTTCGAAGCAGATCGATATATAATAGATATTTTAGACGGAGAAATAGAGGATAAATATCTTGCATTTCCGCAACGTG